CCAAAGTATCGCCAGCGCAGTTTGCGCGGTGATATCATAAACAATCCTTACCGTTCGACAATTATCGAACATAAGGTTCAATCCATCGGCTCATGGTCTATTGATCGCATTGCTGCCTGTACTGGGACGAATTTCAAAAGCAGCTTAGGCACAAATTTTCGTCAGCAGATGACTGCTGTCGGTCTGATGGGCCTTGTCCCCTATGCGCACGATAGTTTTATGGAGTTGGCGCAACTCGCCGGTACCAGAGCCTGGGCTAATGTACAAAAGCCTCAGCTTTCTGGTCTCGTCGAGATGGCTCAGCTCGGTAAGTCTATTGCGCTAATTAGGGCGACATCTAAGCGAATCTCCAGTCTCCTCGACAATGCCAAGCGGCGCAAGCTTAACAGCAAGCGACGCAAGGCAACACTCGGGGAGTATCTCGCAGGCGACTGGTTGAGCTACCGTTATGGTTTCTCGACCTTAGTCTACGCGATGGAAGATGCTTTTGAAGCGGTCGCTGCACCGCGTGTTGGTAAGCGTCAAACCGCGCGTGGCAACTCGGCGTCTGGAGTGATTACCAGTTCGGACGTACAAACGTCCTCTGATAGTTTCTTTGATTTCGAGTTGACTCGTACAAATACGATCAGTCGTGAGGTTCGCTCTGGTGTTTTATACACCTCTGAGTTCACCACTGCTAATCGCTACGGGTTCGGCGTCAGTGACATACCGTCTACCCTGTGGGAGTTGTTTCCATACTCCTTCGTGGCTGATTGGTTTGTTAATGTCGGCGACTACATTCGGGCTATGACGCCCAAAGCAGGCGTGCGGGTACTCTCCGAGTGGACTACCACTAAGGACTACTCTGAACAGAAGGGTGAGCTTGCTTCTTTGCCCACCCAGAGTTCTCAGTATACTTATGGTGGCTCCTGCGGAGGTACCTATACAATCCAAACAGTCAAAACTGTTCGGAATCCCTCAGCGAGCCGCGCGTTGACCAGCCTGATCCCTGAAATTAATTTTCAGACACCAAAGGACTGGCTACACGTGGCTGATGGCGTCGCCCTTCTTGGGCGGCGTCTTCTTGCTGGGTAACAACCAACCAACCGGAGTACTTCAGATGTCAATGACAATCAATGCTGTCTCCTGGACTCAGGATACGTTCGAGAGTCCCAACAAGGTCAGGTATACTTCGCCAAGCCATACGTTCAGCGTGAAAGATTTGATCACGCTGGCGCGTACGGCTCCGAAGCCTACCGCCGACTTTGCGGGGGTCGCTCGCGCGGAGATGAAGCGCACGAAGACCGTGACACTCGCTGACGGCTCGAAAGCCGATGCGATCATCACGATCTCGTGCTCTTTGCCTGTGGGCATCAGCACAACCGATGCCGACAACCTGCGTGACGATGTCGGTGACTGGGCACTCGAGGGGTCCTATTCAGGCGCCCTGTTCAAGAATCACGACCTCACGTTCTAGTTTTATCGAACGTGGGTAGCGATCTCGTGCAGGAGCTTGTTAGGCTCTTCGTTGCGTTTCTCACCGCGTCACTCATCCTCCTCTTGTCCGGCGAAGAGCCGGAGAGCGGAGGCAATCTTAATGAAGGAGATCTTAGTGAAATCCAGCAAAAAGAGCAGGTCCACAGGCGCTAATCTTATCAAGATTAGCCCCCTTGACGCCTACCGTAAGGTAGTGTTAAGGTTTTTGGAAGCGGTCCCCGAGGAGATGGTATGGCGACCAGATGCGATATCTTTTGTTCAGAATCGCGACTGGAAGTCACTCTATCAACTCGCTGTGAACGTCGACACAGTAGTATCCGACAACTTCATCGGACATTTGGTGAAGTCACAGTTCGCCGCACTCGTTAAGAAGTACCCGTTCGATTGGAAGGTCATCGGTTTACCGATGTCTCCAAAAGAGCAGGCAATTAGGACCTTCGAAAACTCCGAAAGGAGTTGTAAGAAGTACAACATCCTGTTTGCCAAGGTACGACGCAACCCCAAGTATATGGAAGAAATTTCATATATGAAAGGTTGGATACTACGCACGCTCGGTGATAAACCGAAAATGCGCGATATCTATAACGCGTGCGACTTTGGACCAGGCAGTAACGTCGGTGTTGGAGGAAATGCCACCAATCTTTTCCGGAAGATGTTTTCCAGTGATTGGACCTCCACCCGACTAGCCGAACCGTTTGGATTAGCAGCTGTGTTGCACAATCATCAGTTCTTTTTCTCCTTTATGGAGGAAAAGAATGGTATCTTTTGTCTAGATACAGAAGGTGCTATGGCACAGCTGCGTTCTAAAATCCGCACGGTCACTTCCAACTCCGTGAGCTTTGTACCTAAGACCGCCAAGACCGAAAGGTCAATAGCGGTTGAACCGTTGTTAAACGGCTATGTCCAGAAAGGGATTGACACTGTTATGAGAAGGAAACTTCTCAGGCAGGGTTATGACCTCACTGATCAAGGCTGGAATCGAGAACTCGCTCGAATTGGGTCCAAGACTGGCAATTTTGCCACAATGGACCTGACTAGCGCGAGTGACTCGGTAGGTATTCGTTTAGTTGAATACCTTCTCCCAGAGGGCTGGTTCGATCTTTTGAATCGGACTCGCTCTCATTGCTACAGCTTGGAGGGTGTCGAAAGACATTCATACAAGTTCTGCACAATGGGCAACGGGTTCTGTTTCCCACTAGAAACCTTGATTTTCGCCGCAGCTGTCCGTTCTGTACTTCACAAAATGGATATGAGTGGTTCTAGG